CAGCGTCTTGTGTGCGTTCTCCGTTCCCCGGACCTCCCGGTTCAGGAATTCGGTAATCGTCTTGTCCGAGCCTTCCTCCCAGTCCCCCTCAAGGATGATAATCGCCGCTGGAATGCCGTAGTTTTCGAAGAATGCCAGATTGTAATCCCGCAGGCCGATCAGTCCCATGACGTCACCTATCGCGGATATGCCGTTGGGGACGCCGTAAAAATCGGACTTGGGATAGAAATTCTTGTAGAAGATCAGATCGTTCGCGCGCGAGTGGATATCGAACCGGCCCTCTCTCCCGTCCTCGGCCGAAAAGTCTTTGTCCAAGCCGAATTTCTTGAACCAGACCTTCTGATTGTTGCGCATCTGGCAGTATTTCTCGCCACTGGAATGCACACGCAGCGTATGGGCGGGGACATGGTAAAGCCGGGCCGGGCGACCGGCATGATCTCGTATGACCTCCAGGCCGAACCACCCGACCGCCCCCCAGTCGATCAGACATTGTTTGAATAAGGTGCGCAAAGGTTCTTCAGGATTCGGGCGGTCCAAAAAGGCATGAAGCCGCTCGAACTCAGCCTTGTTTTCCCTGGCTCCTTCCCGAAGTTGTAGATTCCAGCCCAGGCCGGCTACGTCCACGGCCAACTGGTTGATGCACCGCATGTAGACAGCATTCGACTCGTACAAGGTCAGCAGGACTTCAGGAGAGTATGGAGGCCAGACGAGATCGTTTTGCGTCATCCACTGGGTGGTCTCCTTGATCTGCTTGGAGTCTCCCCCCAACTCCGCCTTTTTGAGCAAGCTGTAGGGGTATATCCCTTTGGACGTTTGTATGTAAACTTTCCCCTGTTTAGTCGGCATAGACATACCCTTTCTTGGCCGGGTGCTCCGCCGAATACAGCACGTAGCGGAGCGCGTCCACTGTGTGGTCATTTTTCTTCACCGGGACATCTTTGGGGTCTCTCGTATTCGTTCCTTCTGGATAGCGGTAGGCCGCCATCTCGCGGGTAGTGTGACGGCATGTATTGAAGAAAAACAGACTCGGTTTTCCATTGGCCTTGACTTTCAGTTTGCTCTGGACTAGTTCGATCCCTTTTGCAATGTCCTTCCTCGCCGGCTGAGTAAAGATGCCGGCTTTCCGCAATTCCGCCCGGTCGCCTGCGTTTTCCGGGTCTGCCCAGGAAGCAACATATCGTTCTTCGCCACTCAGTCGCTTGACCGCATTGATATGTTCCCCTATCCCCGTCTCGGCCTGATAGTATTCCCGGTATACATACCAATTTCCGTCTCCGTCCCTGCTGACCCACAAACACACGAACGGATTGACAAAGCCGAAATCGAAGCCGCGATACCGCTCCCAATCCTCCGGTATCGGGAAAGGCTCGGTCACGTGCACGGCCCGGCTGAATCCCTTGTACACGGCGCCATAGAATGACGCGAAGTGCCCCTTGATACGCGTCGCCTGGACCTCTTCCGGCCACTGGTCGATCATCGCATCGATTCGCTCGTCGGGCACATAACCTCCACGGGAAATGCGGTTGGAATTCAGATCCGCATAGAAGACCTGGTCAGTATCCGGAAGTTTTTCGATTCGCTCCTCCAATAGTGGCTGCGGAACGATAGGAGTCATAGACCAACTCAGCGTACCTCGTCGAACCATCAGTCGTGCTAAAATCTCATCGAAGATGCCCTGAAAATCGTGGTGACACTGCTCGTCGCAGTAGCAGGAATCTATGGCCCGGCCTTGGAATAACTCCCGCCCTTGATTGAATGCTTTGAACTCGATGCGAGTTCCATTCTTCAGTAAAATTCTGCGGGGCACTCGATCCTGGCCATAGTTGATACTAAAGATATGGTGGGGAGGAATGAACTTCTTGAGCTTCTCCTCCCACAAAATATCTCGAACCTGTTCCCAGCTTTCGATACACACCCAGTGCAGCCCGCGCGTCACGGTCCGGAACGGATGTACGCCGAGGGACACCTGAGCGAGGTCCATCATGTTGGTGTTGGTCTTGCCGCTTTGGTTGCCGCCAAACAGCCACCGCACAGGTGCCGGGGACGCATGGAAATTCCGCTGGACCTCGTCCAGCGGCTTGTAGAGGGCGATCTCTTCGCCCAGCCATTTGATTTCATCCAAGGTCAGCATCTATTCCAGTTCCAGTTGGCCCAGAACATTATTGATGTTCGTGATCGGCTCGCCGCTCGTATTCTTCATCGTCTGGCGTAACAAGACTTCCTTGGTATCTTTATCTCGATACTCCAGAACCCACGGGCTGCCCGACGTGTCTATAACCTTGTCCGCTTCGACGAGTTTCCGGAACACCTCGTTTTGCGCCAGCACGTCCACGCTGATCGGCACGTGGCCGTTGCCCGCTTCCTTGGCGTACAGCAGGTATCGCGTCCCGGCCGACCAGACGGCCGAGGGCAAAGACAGGTACCAGTGTCCGGCTGAGCGGTGCGTGGCCTCACCCGCTACGGACTCCGTCTCCTGCCACGTCTGGTCTGAACCGCGATACCACTTGTTGGCGTTCGGACCGTCCTGGTCTACGAGGTAGAAGTTGACAGTCCCCGAAGTAACGGGCGACCCGTCGGATCGACTTACCAGCGGCAGAGACAGCACATTAGCTTGATCTGTGACGGCGATTTTCATGGCGGCCCTCAGCTTAGAGTCGTGCTCTTAGATACGATCTTGGCTTCTGCTGAAAACACTTCGACTAGTTTGTTCCCAATCCATACGTACATTAGTGTTCCTTCCAGAGATTCAGTGCCCACGCAGCTTGGAACGCTGCAGGGACTGTGTACGTGAAGTATTCTGCTGGACAGTCGTACCGGAACATCTGAAATGGGTCGGCGTAGAGACTGGCGATTTCGGCGGAGGTCAACACCCTGTTGAATAACATTACATCGTCGATTAGGCCGTTGAAAGGACCAACTGATATTGGACCCTGAGCTCCAATTAGAAGATCCCCCACTGGAGTCATAGTACCGACATCACGTGTTTGCTTGAATAAGCCATTATGAAAAAAAGATATGGAAGTACCATTGTAAACATATGCGATATGAGACCACACCCCAAAATCAATAAATCGAGGAATACTTGTTTGATACCCTCCAACTCCTTGGATTGTAAATTGCAATCCGGCTTTATCCCCCAGCCAAGTGCTATGCTGAACAGACCAACCCGTATTAGAAGCCGTTCTTGTTCCTGCAAAGGACATATCATTGTCTTGTATTGCTGGATACTCCCATAAAGTTATAGTGAAATTATTAACACAAGCATCATGGACAAATCCACAATCCACACCATCCCTGTCGCCATCAAAACTCAAACAAGGGCCGTATCGGCCGGGAACCCAATGGGTGTCTCCCTCCAGTGTCCCGTGATTTCCATTCCCGCTGAGGTCGTAGACCTTGCCTCCCGTCCCCTCGTTCATCAGCCAGCAGCCGATAAGGCCTTTGGCCAAAGGGTGCGTCTTGTTCACCCGTATTCCGCGTGGTGGCTTAAGTAGCGGCATTCAACGTCACTCCGTAGAACTTGTGCTCGAAGTTGTATTGCCGATTGTACTGCTCGCGAACATTCGCCCAGTCGGCCCGGATTTTGGATACGATATCCGCCTGCGACTGACTATTCAGGACCACTATGGTCTTCTGGATCTCGACGAGCGTCCCGTCGGCCAGAGCCTCGATCTCGCTCTGGTCGAGACCCACCACGGAGCTTTCAGCCGTCGGCACAACTCCCGCCTTGGGGGATTCGATGGGGATGTGATACACAAGACTCACTTTGCCCTTGCCTTCTTCCGTTCGGGTGATTTTGCCTATGTGAATATCTGCCATGGCTTCTGTCTCCTACGTAGTGCTGTAATTCCACGTCCGCACATAGGCTCGTACGTTGTGAGAGTCTGTGCCACCGGTTTGCTTGACGCCCACTCTGAAGTGGGCCACGTCCTTGATGATGAAGCTCAACTGCTGCGGGTCCACCGATTTGTCACCTTGCATACTCCAGAGAGGCGTGTCGTCGTAGTTCGTTCCGTCCAGGGACCCGTAGACGCTGATGTCTACCTCGTCCGCGGGCGTGGTGTCATAGTCAATCTCCACAATGACATGAGCTCCTTCGTAACCGTTGGTTGCTAGGTCTACATCAGAAGAAAAAGATTCCGTCGTACCCGACAGGGTCACGTACCCGTCTCCACTGCCTATGATCTGCGACGAAGCAGTCCAGTTTTTCTTGGTTGTCGCCATGATTAGTCTTCACCGAACCTTTCTCTAAGTTTCGCCCTGATAATCTCGGCGGTGGCATCGTCCATCGAGCTTTCAATCAACCCCACAGCCCCTTCAATCGCACGCAGTTTCGGCAACATGTAGTTGGCGATGCTGCTCATCGCCTTGGCGTTCCCCCAGGCCGCCTCTACCCAAGCCTCCATAAAAGACCGGCGTTTCTCCTTTTCCACGTTTTTGATGGCCGCCGCGAGGTCGGCGATCGAAAACTTATTGCGGGACCCCTTGGGCCGTCCCGGGGGTCTACGGGCATCTGGCCCCTTCTGAAACTGCCCTGCGTTTCTGTCACCTTTTTGCAATCCCATGGTACCGTTGTTTCCAGCAAAAAATGTGCCTATCTTTTTTGCTTTTATTATACTGGTATCCCCTCTCTGTCTACCTAATTTTCCAAAAGAATTAGACGCCTAGTCCAGCAGATCCGAGCCGTGCGCCTATCGCTCAGCCACGGCGTAGCACCCTCATTCCCCGCGTCAGCGGCATTGACTGCGGGATCCACTGAATCGGCCTGCCCGCCTCTACATCCTCGTGATACAGCCGAATGCGTGCATCTTTCTCGGCCTGGACCTCGGGTCGAGATTTCAGATCCGCTGTATGCCCCAATTCGTGTTCCATCTCGCTGCGTCGCCTGTCATGTAATCGCCCCATACACTCACTCCTGCGGCCTCCACCGCGACTAGTATGATTATGGGCTACGCAAGCCGGTCGGTCAAGAACGTACCACGGCCGCCTGGCGCTCGACCCGGTACGCTTCCTCGCCGAACTCCAGTGAGAGAAACCCGGTGAAAATCCGGGCGATAGCGAAGCCGACATCACTCGTCCCGTCTATCACGCAGGAATGCTTCCCTGCGTCCAGGGCAAAAGATGCGTCAAGCCGTACCTGCGCCCGGCCGTAGAGGCTCTCGGAAGCGAAAACCGCAAGCAATAGAGATTCCTCGACGTTGCGGAATGAGACGTCGGGCTCGAATCGGAAGGTGTAGAATCGCCGCATAACTTGTACCTCCTTCTTGGGCTTAGCCTTCATGCCGGGCCGGGCCGCGCCCGGTCTGTATCACATATACCGGCGCAGGGTCTGAAGCGCCGGAAGCGCCGGAAGTATCTCTCTCGCTCACGATCGAAACGGTAACGGCAATAGTAACCGGGCTCATTCGCGCCATAGGGATCACCGAGCTGCGCGAAACCATACGGGGGGCCGTAGTCCGTCTCGCTCTGGCCCTGCAAGTTTCTACGACGCGGCAAAGTGTGTTCTTTCGTACCGTCCATTTTCGAGACTACCTTTCACAGACTAGACTATATACATGGCCTCCTCACTCCACCGCCGCGCAACCGAGCATGGGGGGCCGGTTCCGTGGCACGGCCGCCAGGACGAACGTCCCGGTCCGGGTCCGCGCCGTGCGTGGCGGCTCGACGACGTCGCAGACGCTCACGTGATAGTACGTCAGCCCTGGTTCTCGCGGCGTCACGGTCAGTGTATAGGTCCCGTTCGGTTCGTCCACGGTCAGATACGGCTGGGGCGTGAATACCAGCGGATCGCCGTCCGGGTCACAGTACTTCGCGGTGCGGCTATACGTCTGACCTACCTCCACCACCGCCCAGCCCAAACAGAGCCTTTGCCCCGACGCTGGGTCTACGGCAATCTCGTTGGCGTCGATGACAAACGGCGCCTGAGTAATGTCCTGAAATTCCTGCGGGCCGCACATCAGCGCCGCACACGTCGCTACGATCGCTATCCTGGTCATAATCCTATCCCTTCAAATCGGCTCTACTCTTTGCCTTCTCCACCGCCTCCAATATGCCAGCAATCGCCTGCTGCGCCTCTTGCAGCTTCTGCTCGACATCTCCGGGAATGTGCTCCGCGAGCCGCCTATATTGTTGCTCGACCGCGAACTCCGGGTTCCAGCCTATGTTGATCTTCAGCCTGCGCAACAGCCTCTCGACGCCCTCCAGCCGCCCCAGCTTCTTTTCGAGGTATTGCTGGCGGGCTTGGACTTCTGTGACTTCCCGGTGGTATCTTTCGCTCAACGCCCGGCTGACCCGCCAACCGATTTCGCGCTTCTGCTCCGACTGCGCCAGCCATCGCCGCCAGTAGTCCACACCAGACTGCTCTTCGGTATAGACCGGGTCGCTCGTGATGACGGCGCGGGAGATCAGCACGTAGCGGAAGATATTCGTATCTATCTCGATGTCGCGATACGGAGCCTTCTTCTTCGTCCAGAGGCGCGTGGCGGTGGTAGTCACCAGCAATAACCCCGCTTCCTGGGGCAGTTCATCGGGTTTGATTACGCC